ATCCCAGACATTGAATCTATAAATTATGGACGAGGAGTAGGATACGAGGTAGTATACCACGAGCCACCAACAGATGTAGCCGCAATCAGTGGAACCAAAATCCGAAACGGAGAAATAGACAATGCAGGTAACAAAAAATAGACACATTGCTAAAACTATTTCGTACCGTATTATAAGTACAGGTATTGGATTTGCTACAATGTGGGCAGTTACTGGTTCTATTAAACTAGGAGCTGCTTTCAGCATTGTAGAACTACTCTGGAAACCAATTCAATACTATATACATGAAAGAGTATGGTACAAATGGGTTAAATATGGACTTAAAAAAGAAGAATAATATTTATAACTATACAAAAATAAAAAATGGAAAAAATTCAATTAGCTTCTGAAGAGCTATCTAGGTTGCAAGAATTCAATAATAAAGCAGCAGATATCGTAGCATCTTTAGGTCAAATAGAGATACAAATATCTCTTTTAAAGGACAATAAAAGATCTCTATTGGATACTTTTGCCCAAATCCAACAGGACCAGAATCAATTAGCCCAAGAGCTTACCCAAAAATATGGGGACGGTACAATAGACATGACTTCCGGAGAATTTACTAAAACAGAATAGTTTTTTAAAGTATTTCGCCATATTTATAACAAAACAAATATAAAATAACTTAATAAAATGGCAGAAACTCTATTATCTCCCGGTGTATTAGCAAGAGAGAACGATCAATCTTTTATACAAGGACAGCCAGTTTCAGTAGGAGCAGCTATAATTGGACCAGCAGCAAAAGGACCAGTTGAAATACCAACATTAGTAGGTTCGTTCAGCGAATATACTGCTATTTTTGGTGGTGCTATTGAAAGTGGATCTAATGTATATTCTTACTTTACCTCAATTGCGGCTAACAACTATTTCCAAAATGGTGGTACTTCTTTACTAGTAACTAGAGTAGTTACTGGTTCTTTCACTTCCGCAACTAGCTCATTAATCCCAACGGGATCAGGTGGTCCTACTACTGGTTTATCCCCATTTGTACTAGAAACAATTTCCGAAGGTGCTATTATGAATAGTACTAGTACTGAAATTTCAGGTTCTCTACCTTCAGGCTCAAGCGATAATGTTAGATGGGAAATTCCAACTGTAAACACAGCTTCTGGAACATTTAGCTTATTGATCCGAAGAGGAGATGATAATAAAGTACAAAAAGTAGTATTAGAATCTTATAACAATTTATCACTAGATCCATACGCCTCTAACTATATTTCTAAAGTAATAGGTGATGTAAGTTTCAACTTAACTAGCGATAGTGGTGATTATTATATCCAACAAACTGGCTCTTACAGCAACATTTCTAAATATGTAAGAGTAAAACAAGTAAACTTCAATACTCCAAAATACTTTGACAATAACGGTAATGCAAAACCTGCTTTTACAGGATCTTTACCAGCTGCAAGTTCAGGTTCATTTGGTTCTGCAGTTGGATCTAATATCCCAACAGGTAGAGCAGCTAACTTCTACGAAAGCATTAATGCAACTGATAGCCAAGGATTAACAGGTGGTAACTATTCAAATGCAATTGCATTGTTATCAAATGTAGATGAATACAAATACAATGTAATATCTATTCCTGGTCTATTGGCTTCAACTCACGCTACTCAAACCACAGCTTTAGTAAATAATACAATTGGAAGAGGTGACTCTATTGCGATTATAGACTTAGTAGCATATAACTCACTAGTAAACGCTGTAATAAACCAAGCATCTGGATTTGATTCTAGTTATGCTGCTGCATACTGGCCTTGGTTACAAACTATTGATCCTAATACAGGTGAGGCAGTTTGGATACCAGCTTCAACAATGATCCCGGGTGTATACGCGTTTACAGATGCTTCAAGTGATCCATGGTTCGCTCCTGCAGGTATTACTCGTGGCTCATTGGGTCAAGTAATTAGAGCTGAAAGAAAATTAACAGCCGGAAACAGAGATGATATATATGAAGCAAATGTTAACCCAATTGCTACATTCCCTGGAAGTGGAGTAACAGTATTTGGCCAGAAGACACTTCAGAAACGTGCTTCTGCACTTGATCGTGTAAACGTGAGAAGATTGTTAATTGCTCTTAAAGGCTTTATAGGTCAAGTAGCAGAAGGATTAGTATTTGAACAAAACACCACCGCTACTAGAAACAACTTCTTAAGTCAAGTAAATCCATACTTAGAATCTGTACAACAAAGACAAGGTTTATATGCCTTCAAAGTAGTAATGGATGAAACTAACAACACACCTGATGTGGTAGATAGAAACGAGTTAGTAGGTCAAATATTCCTACAACCAACTCGTACAGCTGAATTCATTGTGTTGGATTTCAACGTGTTGCCAACTGGTGCAGTTTTCCCTGCATAAGGAGTTAAAATTTAGATATTTATAATAAAATAAAGCACATATAAAATGGCAGTATTAGATCCAAACGAAATATTCTTCACAGCTTTTGAACCAAAGCAGCAGAATAGATTTATAATGTATATAGATGGTATCCCCTCCTATACCGTAAAAGGTATGGGAGCGGTAACATTATCTCAAGGAACAGTAAAACTTAACCACATTAACGTAGAACGTTATGTTAAAGGTAAATCTACTTGGGGTCCTATCCAATTTACCCTATTTGATCCAATCACTCCTTCTGGAGCACAAGCCGTAATGGAGTGGGTTAGATTACACCACGAATCCGTAACAGGTAGAGATGGATACTCTGATTTCTACAAGAAAGACTTAACATTTAACGTGTTAGGCCCAGTTGGAGATGTAGTATCTGAGTGGATTATTAAAGGAGCACTTATTACTGAAGCTGGATTTGGTGAATATGGTTGGGATAACGAAAGTGCAGCTGTAAATATTACAATGACGGTTCAACCAGATTACTGTGTATTAAACTTCTAATTAAATTTTTTACATAAATTTTTTAACCTACCCCACCACAGGGGTAGGTTTTTTTTATATTAAAAAAAATAGTTTGGATTCGTAAAAATTCTTTATTATATTAATATTTATTACCGAACAAAAGTTATATTTAAAACAAGTATATGTCTGAATTTAAGTTACCTACCGAAACAATCGAATTACCCTCCAAGGGTTTATTGTATCCTTCCGACAGTCCACTTGCTAGTGGCACTATTGAAATGAAATACATGACCGCTAAAGAAGAGGATATCTTAACTAACCAATCCTACATTCAAAACGGAACAGTATTGGACAAATTGCTCCAATCCCTAATTGTTACCAAAATTAGCTACGATGATTTGCTAATTGGAGACAAAAATGCAATTATGATCGCGGCCCGTGTTTTAGGATATGGTAAAGATTACAAATTCATGTATCGTGGAGAAGAAGAAACAGTTGATTTATCTAAAATAGAAAATTCTCCACTACACGAGGAGGTACAAAAAGCTAAATCTAACGAATTTGCCTTTACACTCCCAAATTCAGGCAATGTAGTTACATTTAAACTATTAGCTCATAGTGATGAGAAAAAAATAGAGCAGGAAACAAAAGGATTAACTAAAATAAACAAAAACTCTTCCACCACTATCACCACTAGATTAAAACACCAAATTCTTTCTGTTAACGGAGAAGCAGAAAAACCCAAAATTCGAGAATTTGTAGATAATTACCTCTTAGCTCAGGATTCAAGAGCATTAAGAGAAAAAATAAAACAATTAAGTCCGGACGTAGATTTAACTTTTTTTCCCGAAAATGGGGACAACCGAGTCGATATTCCAATTGGGATTAGCTTTTTTTGGCCTGACCTCTAATACCGCACCCGAATTTAGATTAGCAATATTTAAACAGATCCATGAAATTGTATTCCACGGACAAGGTGGATACGATTGGAATACTGTCTATAATATGCCGTTATGGCTACGTAGATTTACGTTTAATGAAATTCGCACGTACTATGAACAGCAAAATGAGACTGCTAAAAAACAGCAGAGTTCTAACACTAAAAGCTTAGTTAGCCCTGATGGTACTGTAAACACACCTGAATTTATGAAAGCATCCAAAGAATTTAAAGGTAAAACAAACTATAAATAATCATATTTATAACATATACCTTAATAATATATGGCAAGCGAAGAAGAAGTAAATAATCAAAAACAATATAATGCTTCTTTAGGAGAATCTGTTAAAAAAACGCAGGATCTTAAAGAAGCTTTAAGTGAACTGTTATTTGAACAAAGAAGTTTTACGGATGAAGCCCGAAAATTAGCACAAAATTTATTTAAAAGCAATACTCAAGCTACAGCAACAGCTCGTGCTTTTAGAGGTATATCAAATGTATCTCGAGACATTAATAGCCAAATTGAAGACATAATCTCAGGAGAACAATCATATGAAAACCTTGCCAAATCCATAAATAAACTAAAAAAAGAAGAAAGTTTACTTAATGTTGAATTAGAGCAAGCCCTAGCTGCTGCCACAGATAATCTTGGAACAAAAGTATTTAATCAAGAACAAATAAACGAAGTTTTAGAGGGTAGATTAGGGGTGTTAGATTTAGTAGCACAATCTGAAAGAGAAGTAAATAATGTAGCTTTTGATCTTCTTGCTATATACGATAGTCAAAACGCAGCATTAAAAGATCAAAATAAAGAATTAGAAAAAGTTGAAAAAAGAGCTAAAAATATACAAGATGGAACAGGTTTAGCAGGTAGTATTTTTGGTGGAGTTGAAGATATAGCCAATAAATTAGGAGGATCTAAATTTGTTAAAGCTTTAGGGTTAGATGAGGCTGTAAGTGAAGGGAGAAAATTATCTGCTATATTAACTAAAGGAGGAAATATACCAGCCAGTAGTTTAGCTAGAACTCAAGTAATGGGAAAAATGTTTGAAGTTATAGGTAAAAATATTTTAAAAGCTCTTGGTCCTTTAACTTTAATAACCCAATTTGTTCAAGGCTTATTAGATGCAGACAAAGAAACTACCGAACTCCAAAAATCCATGGCCCTTACTAAAACCGAGGCCCTGGGATTTAGAATGGAGCTAATGAATGCCGCTGGTGCTTCGGGTGATATAAACATAACTTCTTCCAAACTGTTAAAAACATTTGGTGAATTAAATAAACAATTTGGTTTTATAACTAATTTTGCTTCTAGTACTTTAGTTACCATGACTAAATTAACAGGTGTAGTAGGAGTCAGCTCCGAATCAGCTGGAAATTTAGCAGCCGCTTCTGAACTTACGGGAACAAGTTTTGAATCTAACTACAAAGATGTTTTGGGAACTAGTTATGAGCTCCAAAGACAATCTGGAGTTCAAATGGATTTAAGAGAAATTTTAGAACAAACTGGTAAAGTAACAGGTACGGTTAGAGCTAACTTAGGTGCTAACCCCGCACAAATCGCTAAAGCAATTACCCAAGCTAAATTATTTGGTGCTTCCCTAGAACAGGTTGCAAACGCCGGTAAATCTTTACTTCAATTTGAAGAGTCTATTTCTTCAGAACTAGAAGCAGAATTATTATTAGGTAGAGATATAAATCTTGAAAGAGCAAGAGCAGCAGCTTTAGCTGGTGATCAAGTTACTTTAGCTCAAGAATTACAAAAAGAAGCTGGAACTTTCTCCGACTTTACAAAAATGAATGTTATCCAGCAAGAAGCATTAGCTAAAGCTATGGGTATGCAATCAGACCAATTAGCTGATATTTTGTTTCAACAAGAAGTACAAGGTAAATCTGCTAAAGAATTACGAGCATTAGGTAAAGATGAGTTAGCTGAAAGGTTAGAAGCTCAAACCCTTCAAGATAGACTTAATGCTGCTGTAGAAAAAATGCAAAATCTATTTACAGATTTAGCTTCGGGTTTAACCCCTCTATTGTATGTATTAGGCAAAGCTTTAAGCATTGTAGGAGTTATAGCGGCAACAATTCAAGATTTAATGTCATTTATAGGTATGGGATTTGGGGGAGATAATCCCGGATCCTCAGCTACAGTCGGGGCATTAAAAAGTTTATTTGGTATGGAAACCATGGATGATGGAGTTATACCTACGGGCTATGGTGAGACTGTAATTAAAAAAGGTAAAGATACTATAGCCTTAAACAATAATGATCAAACGGCAATAGTAGCCGGAACTAATTTAGGGGGATCATCTCAAAGTACTCCTGTTCAAGACAATACCGAAACAAAGCGTACTAACCAACTACTTGAATCATCTGTACAAGCTTTAACTGAGCTAACTAAACTATCAGCAAGACCATCAATATTTAAAATTGGAGCCGATGAATTCTTTACTGCTACATCAAAAATTAGCTATCAAGTTCAATAATATTTAATATTTATAATAAATTAAACCACATATACAATGGCATTATTAGATAAATTACAAAAAGAAGGTACAATATTAACTCCTTTAAGAGGTACTAAACCAACAGCTACTTTAGTAAAAGATGTAATTCAAGTAAATGATACTTTTTCTAAAGGACAATATCAAAGCTACGTTGTTAATACTCCTAGATCTTTAGATCTTACAGGTAACAAGTAATATTAAATGGCCGCATTAATAAGCCAAAAGACCAACCTTAAATCCTTACGATACGGACAGGATAGAGTAGGTGGGGGGAGCAGTAATCAACCTTATATTAAATCCCCTATTCCCGACAACTCTTCTAGTCTAGGTCGTACTGGGGGAGTTGACTTTCTCTTGCGTGGCGGAACACTAACCCCTTCTCGAGCTGTTGAGGATGTATCTAGGTTAACTAAAATGTTTTTTGACTTTAAGTCTCCAAACGGGGTACTTTTTACAGCTAAACAAAATCTACTCTCTAGAACAGGTGTAAAAACCCAAGCTAGTGGGATTTTGAATCAAGGTGCTTATTTACCCACTTCCACTATTTTACAAGTTGCAGGAAATGCTTTTGGTACTCATTTATTAAAGCAAGGAATAAATCCATTTAGAGATACCTCCCCAAAGGATGATAATAAGGTTAAAGAAATGCCTCATATAATTAGGGTAACAGGATTTAGCTTTACACCAATTCAACAATTTGTACCTAAGCTTCAGAAAAATACTTATGAAGGATTTTATGGAGATACTAATGGAGGGATAGATAAAGCAATTAGTGGATTTGGAAAAGAAAGATTTATAGCTTTATCCAAAGATACTTCTCCTGAAGCAGATACTACAAACTATAATCAACCTAATGATTACACTTTTGGAGGCCCTAATACTTCAGCTAGACGTCAAGCATCACAAGATCTAGTACAGGCTGATATACTTAAAAAAATATCTAATAGAGATCGTACTCCTTCCTTTTCTATAGGTTCAAATGCTCCACAATCTCCGATTTTATCCTCAAGATCCTAAATTCTTTTATAAAAAAATAATATGAACCGTTACAAAAATATACCTATATTTAAAAATACAAACGGAAAACGATATTATGGTACAACTAAATATCCTGAACTTCCTTTGGATTTTAATGATATTTATGTATATTCAACCCTAGGTGATAGATTTGACATATTAGCATTACAATACTATAGTGATTCTACTTTATGGTGGGTACTTTCAATTGCAAACACTAACTTAACACAGGGTTCATATTACATACCTGAAGGATCTCAAATTAGAATACCTGCTAACATAAGCAGAATTATGGCTCAATACAATGCGTTAAACTCAATTTAAAGTTATGACTGGAAATGTAGTAGGAGAACCAATTGAAGACTTTGTAGATTTACAAATTAGAACTAGACAATCCAATCAATTTAGTGGATATGGAACTTCTCTTAGAACTAATTCCCAACTTCAATATCTTACTAATAGAAATGCTTGGGTAAAATTAGCTTCTTCGGTTAGTGTGCAGGTAGACACTATATTAGGTGCCCGACTTGAAGACTTTATTTCTTTAAAACTTAAAAATATAGGACTATCTCCAACAGGATTTTTTGGTACACAACTCGCAGAAAAGGCAGTATTATTTAATACTATTTCTGAATACCAAGGTGGTGTTTTAAATAATAATAGAGCAGGAGTTACTAATACTAATAATTTATGGAGTGATACTTTTGCCTATGGTATAGGAGGAACAGATTATGGCATCCAACCACCTCCGGGTATTATAGGAGTTACTGTTGATTCTTTAAACCGAGGTTCTATTCGAAAAGCGAATATAACACTTAAAGCCCACAACAAATTCCAATTTGATGTTATTGAATTACTTTATTTAAGGTTAGGTTTTACAATGATGTTAGAGTGGGGATGGGATAAATATCTTGATAGTAAGGGGGTTCTCCAACAGACAGGTAATACTATAATTGAAGAAGAATGGTTCAAAACCAACGGAACTACTCAACTTCAAATGCTAACTAATATCCAGAAAAAAAGAAGAGATTACCAAGGGAACTACGATGGATTTTTTGGTAAAGTATCTAATTTTACCTGGGAATTTAAAATTGATGGCTCATACGATATTTCAATTGATTTAATTACACTTGGGGATGTTATTGAATCCTTAAAAGTAAACACCTCAGTTAAAGCAAAATACTACCCAGATGGTGGTCTTTTTGAAGATATTAAATTTGAAGCGGGTACTAAATTATTTAATACTAATATAGCTAAAATTGCTACATTAAATACTTTAGGTTATTTTCTTTATAGAAAAATAGAAGAAATCTCAAATGGTAAGGTAGGAGATAAAAATTCTTATATATCATTTGATACAAAAAATGACACTTCATACCAAAGTCCTCAATATTATGTAAGATTAGGTGAATTTTTAACTCAATTAGATACTTTACCAAATTCCTTTAGATCCTAGAGTTTGTATCTTTAGACCATCTTTAAATTCTTATGGTGATATAACAGGTGTAATTAGCCCTACTTATTTTAATACTATTCCTATTTCTTACTTAGCTTCTATTGATAATGTTACGTATGGACTATTGATGAATCTTTACATAAATTTTGAATTTATTGCAGGATTACTCTCATCAAATGGAGGTCCAGACCAAGAATTACCTTTATTTAAATTTTTACAGGATTTATGTAATGGGATAAATAATGCTTTAGGAGGAGTTAATAAGCTAGAACCTGTTATAAAAGAAGATTACAAAATTACTATAATAGACCAAACCCTTTCCTTTCCTGAAGTTAAAGACACAGTTAGTTTAGAAGTATATGGTTATAATCCAGATGATCAAATATCAAATTTTGTAAAAGATGTAAAGTTTGTATCCAAGATTACTCCTCAATTAGCTTCAATGATTAGTATTGGGGCTACAGCTGCCGGAAGATCAACTTCTGAAATAGATGGGACAGCATTTTCAAAATGGAGTGAAGGGTTAGTAGACAGATTTGCTGAAACAATATCTGAACCTAATGGGTTAGATCTTATAGCGGAACAAGAACAAGCAGAAAAAACTAGAGAAAAATATGCAAAAAGATTCCTCCAGTTTCAATCTGTTGGATCTCCATTTGAAGAAGCAGTTGAAAGTGGATTATCTTTTTTTGCAAATGTTAGATTAGCTACAAATACTTTTTTTGGTACTGAAAATCGTACTGATAATTTTTATGGTACTAGTGCTGCGGAAACAGCTGCAACTTTTGAAGCTCTTGATAATGATCTTAATGAAAAACGAATAGTAGCAGATGGGTATAGCAATATTACGGGTGAAATGTTCTTTAAAGAATATTTAGATAGAAGTATTGAATTTGAAAAAAATGAAATAAAAAACCAGACATTTGACCAAAATACCATTAGCCAACTAACTTCCACAAATTACGCTATATATTTAATTAAAGCTTTTGGGGGAATTTCGGGAGAAATTAAAGTCCGATTCTTTGAAAGCACCCCTAACCAAATAATTACAGGACTAGGAAGTCAAACAAGTTTTACAAGTCGAACATCAACTACTGAAAATTTACAAGTAAATATTAGCCAGAGCCGTTATCTAGAGTTTGATGATGTTTTTATTTCTCAAGGTAAGTCCGCATATAAAACTTACATAAATACCTTAAATAATAATAGATATACAGAAACTAAAACCCCTTCTAGTGAAATTGGTTTTATTCCATTATCCTTTGAATTAGTACTGGATGGAATATCAGGTATAAAAATATACAACAAACTAAAAATTAATAATGAATTTTTACCATCTAATTATCCCGAATCGTTAAGTTTTATTATAACTAAGGTTAACCACAATATATCAAATAATAGTTGGGACACTTCATTATCTACTATATCTATACCTAAAACAGAGCCTTATAAATATGAAACAATCCCTACCCAAACTAATACTGAAAATATAGCATCCGGTCCTATAGGCCCTTTTCCAGATAATGGCTCTCCTTTTCAACTTTTAGATGCTAGAAATGGTAGACAAGCTATACTTTTAGATAATTTACTTAAAGAATTAAATCCTAAATCCCAACCTATATTTAGACAATTCTTTGATACTTTAAAAAGTAAATATAGTGGATATAAATTTATTATTACTAGTGTTGGACGCTCTTGGGAAAAATCATGGAATTTTAAATATAATAAGAGTAATTCTAATTATAATCCAAGAAATGGATCACCTGGAACTTCTCCTCATAATTATAATTTAGCTCTTGATATGATTGTTGAGACTCCTCAAAGCACCACCACTAAGCGAACATTAGGTATAAAACAAGGTGATTTGTGGAAACAAGAAGGTATTCCTCAAATAGCCGCAACTATACCTGGTCTTGAATGGGGAGGTAATTATAAAGATTTTGATGATAGTGTTCACTTTGGATATAGGTACAGCACCTCCTTACTTTATAATCAAGTAGTAACACAAGTTAAAGTTTTAGACCCAACTATTACTTTTCCAATTAAAGGCGATGCAAGAGGCTTAGCAGATTGTAAAAAAATAGACAAATTAATATCATCTGGTAAAATAAAATTAAATATAATATAATGTATTACCCTAAATCACAGGTTAAAACTAGTCTATATACTAATGGTGGGGATTTTAGACTGCAAAACTCTACTACTCCATATAAAGGATATTATTATCAAACTTCTGATGGTAAATACTTTAGCGGGAGAACCCCAAATGAATCCCCTACATTTAAGCTAATAAAAATTTCCCCATCTCTACCCACTACAAATCTATCCGAAGATTTATTAGTTGAAAATCTTCCGGTAAATGATTATTATACAATAGAAGATGGATATGCCCGATCTACTAATTTATCCTTTAACCAAAATGCCCCTTCTCCCCCAAAACAATCCTACCCCATTGTAACCGATAACGACTATAAACTAGGAGAATTTCAAAGATATTTTGTTAAAAAAGGCAACGAAACTAAATTCCTAGAAATATCTCTAGAAGACTATAGAAAATATGTAAACCAAGATAAAGACGTAATGTTTGAACTCTACACCCCAATCCAAATAAATTGGATATTAACCGGGGAAAAAGAACAAGTTTATAGAGTAAACCAAAGCATAGTAGCTAGAACAGAACGCGAACAAAATTTACCAGGATTTACACAATACTTTAGAAATAGATTTACTCAATTTTACAAATATATTGAAGCCTCTAATTTATATACTGCAGGAAATGAATTTAAAACCGAAAAAGGTGTAAATTATATAGG